ACGACCTCGGACCCGACCCCAACTACCCGGGGCTCAAGGTCTGCAAGGACGACCGAGACGATTACGATCCCTACCGCCTGCCAGCGCGTCAAACCGAAAACATCACCTTGAGATTTGTCCGACCTGACACGGAGCTTGAGCCGTGAAGCAGCCGGTGATGGAAGCAAGTACGGGGGTACGAGATTTGGACGGCTTCAGCATGCACGATGTCGCGCCATGGGCGTGGACCGGAGGGGCGGGCTTTCTGGGCCGCATGATGTACCACGCCAAGCAGGCCCAGCAAGGCAAGCGGCGCTTCTTCACCCTTGCGCTGGCGCCGGATCTGCCGATCGCGTTTGGCATGGGCTGGGTGATGTACGGCTTCGCGGTGTGGTTCAAGCTGCCCATGGAGCTGACGATCTCGGCGGCGATCCTAGGGGCCTATATCGGCCCACGCGGCGTGGATGAGATGTTCGAGCGCTGGCAGGACAAGCAGTTCGGAGACGGAGACAAGTAATGTGGACTTGGGACCAATCAGCCGGGGAGCTGCGCCAGAACGGTGCCTTCGTCGGCAAGGGCTACAGCGGCAACGGCCGGGGCAAGAACAGCCCCAGCCTGCAGGCCGCTCGCGGCGTCGGGCCGATCCCGCGCGGCCGGTGGAAGCTGATCGATGTCTACAACAGCAAGAACACCGGGCCCTACACGATCACGCTGCACGCGGTCGACGCCGTCCCCGGCGACGACACGCACCAGCCGACCGGCCGAGGCGCGTTCCGCATCCACGGTGACAGCGTCAAGAACCCCGGCACTGCAAGCCGTGGGTGCATAGTCATCCCCCGCGTGTTGCGCGAGCGGATGTGGAAGAGCGGCGACCACGATCTTGAGGTCGTCGAGTAAGGAGCAAGACCATGAAATTCCTCGAAGGTAAGAAGACCTATATCATCGCTTTCGTCGCTGCGGCATGCGCAGCGGCTGAAGCGCTGGGCTACAGCATCCCGCCGTACGTCTACGCGTTCCTCGGATCGCTGGGCCTCTACACGACCCGCAAGGCGATCGGCTAAATGTGGGGCAATCTTCGCCTCTGGGCTACCCTGCTCGCGGTCGTCGCAGCTGCCATCGGCGGCTGGGTCGTGCGCGACTGGAAGGCCGATGCGGACCTGCTCGCTGCGCACCAGCACAGCGACAAGGTGCAGGAGGCGATGCTTGCCACTGTCGGGAGCGCAGCGGCCACGTACGAGGTCTTTCGGGCCACGGACGAGCCGCTGCGGACTTCGAGCACCAACACGATCCGAGAGGTCTACAACAATGCCCCGCCCGTTTCCGCTGATTGTGCTCTGTTGCCTGACGCTGCTCGGGTGCTCCAAGGTGCGGTTGACGCCGCAAATGCCGCTGCCCGAGGCGAACTTGGCGGCGCCGTGCTCACCCCTGCCAGCCCCGCCGACGCTCGATCCGGAGCGCGCGATGTGGGAGACTTCGGTGGTCCTGTTCTACCGCGATTGCGCTGGGAAGCACTGGATGACGATCGACGCTTGGCGCAAGCTCGCTAAGGAGCAGAGGAAGTAGCCATGGCAACCGTAATGACCTTTACGAGCCTGCAGGAGGACGTCCGGCGCTACCTCGAACGGGGCAGCGTCGCGGACGCCGACGTCTACGAGCAGATCCCCTCGCTGATCAATCTCGCCGAGCGGCAGATCGCCAGCGAGCTGAAGGTGCAGGGCTTCATCGACGTCCTGTCCTTCAACCTCGTTGCCGGGCAGTCGGTCTACGACAAGCCCGATCGGTGGCGCACCACGGTGTCGATGTCCTACGGCGCCGGAGCAACGAACGAGAGCCGCACGCCGATCCTGCCCCGCTCGTACGAGTACGCCCGCGCCTACTGGCCTGACAGCACCGTGCAGGGCGCGCCGGAGTTCTACGCCGACTACGATTACAGCCACTGGGTGATCGTCCCGACGCCCGACGCCGCGTACCCGGCCGAGGCGCTGGTCGACCGCATGCCCGCGCTGCTCGACGACGCCAACCAGAGCAACTGGCTGACCGAGTTCGCCCCGCAGCTCCTGCTCTACCGCACCTTGCTGGAGGCTGCGCCGTTCCTCAAGAACGACGAGCGCATCCCGGTCTGGCAGAGCCTCTACGACCGCGCCGCTGCGATGATCAACGGCGAAGACCTGTCCAAGATTTTTGATCGGGCAGCCGCCCGCAAGGAGGCCTGATGACCAGCTTCACCGAGGTGTTCGGCGGCAACACCATCTACCCCAGTGACGTCTCCCTGCTCTCCGTGGCGCTCACGGCCGACATCGCGATGTCGTGGCCGCTGGAGACCACCGATACCGACAACGTCCTGTCGAGCATCCTCGACGTCACGCCGGACGCCAACAGCCACGTCATCACCTTGCCGGATGCCACGCGCGCCAGCCCGGGGCGGACGGTGCTCTTCAACAACCTGTCCGGCAGCTACAACTTCCTCGTCAAGGATAACAGCGGCACGACCCTCGCGACGATCGCAGCGGGCGAGCAGTGGGAGCTGTACCTCGCGCTCAACACGACCGCAGCCGGGACGTGGCGGATCTTCCGCTTCGGCGCGTCCACCGCGACCGTGCAGCCCTCGGCGCTGGCGGGCTTCGGCCTGTCCGTCACCGGCGCGACCCTGTCGCAGTCCATGCCGGTGACGACCTTCAGCTCGACCGGGCTGACCATCTCGACCAGCAACCGGGCTGCAGCCTACGTCTGGAACGGCGCTGGCGCCGGGACGCTCAACCTGCTCGCCGCAGCCACGGCCGGGAACAACTTCTTCGTTGCGGTGCGCAACGAGGGCGGCGGCAACCTGACGCTCGACCCGAACGGCTCGGAGACGATCAACAGCGACACCACGCTGGTGCTTTCGCCCGGCGACAGCGCTATCCTGATCACCGACGGCTCGAACTGGTACACGATCGGCTTCGGGCAGGATGCGACCTTCATCTTCGACTACACGTCGATCAGCGTGACTGGCGGGACCAAGACCCTCGCCGGATCGGAGCTGAACCGCATCGCGTACAAGTTCGTCGGCGTCCTGCTCTCGAACCAGACGATCGTCGTGCCCTCGACGATCCAGCAATACTGGGTCGACAACGCGACCACGGGCTCGTTCACTCTCGGCCTCAAGACGGCTGCGGGCACCATCGTGACCGTGCCGCAGGGCTCGCGCGGGATCTACTACTGCGACGGCACGCAGATCATCAAGGCCGACACCGCGTCGATCGCCACGCCGTTCGCGATCAGCGACGGCGGCACCGGCGCGGTGACCGCGTCCGGCGCACGCCTTAGCCTCGGCATCACCGCCTTCGCTGACGCGATCGTAACGGCCACCACGGGTGCAGGCGTGCGCACCACGATCGGCGCGGCAGCCAGCGGGGCCAACAACGATATCACGTCGCTGGCGGCCCTCTCGACGGCTCTGACGGCCGCGCAGGGCGGCACCGGGATCACCAGCTACGCTGTCGGCGATCTGATCTACGCAAGCGGGGCCACGACCCTTGCGAAGCTGGCCGACGTCGCGACTGGCAACGTGCTCCTTTCCGGGGGCGTCACGACTGCTCCGGCGTGGGGCAAGGTCGGACTGACCACGCACATCTCCGGCACGCTGGCGGTGGGCAACGGCGGCACCGGTGCAACCTCGCTGACCGGCATCCTCAAGGGCAACGGCGCGGGGGCCTTCACGGCCGTCACGGCTCCATCGGGCACGATCGTCGGCACGACCGACACGCAGACGCTGACCAACAAGCGGATCTCGCCGCGCATTGGCACGACGGCGTCGAGCGCGACCCCGACGCCGGACGCGGATGCGCACGACCAGTACAACGTCACCGCGCTTGCGGCTGGGGCAACCTTTGCCGCGCCGACAGGCACCCCGACCGACGGCCAACCTCTCAAGCTGCGGATCAAGGATAACGGCACCGCGCGGACGCTGGCGTTTAACGCCGCCTACCGGGCGCTGGGGGCAACCCTGCCGACCACTACGGTCATCAACAAGACCGTCTACATCGGCTGCCTGTGGAACGCGGCGGACAGCAAGTGGGACGTCGTCTCGGTAGCACAGGAGACTTGATCCTGTGACGACCAAAACCCTCAAGATCACCGCGACCGGATCGTTCACGCTTCCGACCGACCTTGACCCGGGTGTCGCCTGCACCATCATCGCGATCGGTGGTGGTGGCGGTGGGCGCAGTCCGTCAGGGCCGGGCGCAGGCGGTGGTGGCTCGGGCGGCATGTTCTCCTCGGTAGCGCTCAACCTCCTGCCCGGGGCGACCGTCTACGCGTCCGTGGGCGCTGGCGGCGCTGGCGGCGTCGGGGGTGCCGACGATGGCGATCCCGGTGGCGACAGCTGGTTCAACAAGACCAGCAACGCGGCCCCGGCGTCGACCTCGGACGGTGCCCTCGCGAAGGGCGGAACCGGCTCGACCGGGGCGACCGGGGGCGCGGCGGTCGCCACCACCAGCGGCGTGGGCTCGACCAAGAACAAGGGTGGCGACGGCGGCAATGGTTCAGCTGGCAAGCACGCGTCCGGTGGCGGTGGCGCGGCTGGCTCGGCCAACGGTACCGGCGGCACCGGTGGCAACGGCTTCGATAGCAACACCGGCGGCGGTGGCGGCGGTGGTGGTACCGGCGGCAACGGTGTCACGGCGACCACGACGACCGGTGCCAACGGCGGCCTGAGCTTCAGCGGCGGTGCAGGCGGTACAGGCGGCGCGCCCGGCGTTGCCGGTTCGGCGGGCACGAATGGCGCGGGCGGCGGTGGTGGCGGCACCTCGGCGCGGGGTGGCGTCGGCGGCACGGGTGCAGAGTACGCCATCACGGCTGGGGGCACGGCGGGTGCTGGCGGCGGCGGTGGCGGCTCCGGCGCTGATGGCGGCGGGGTCAACGGCGTCAACGGCGGCAGCTTCGGCGGCGGCGGCTCGGGCGGCGTGGCTGGCGGTGACGGCGGCAGCGGCGCGGCGGGCGTAGTCTTGCTCACCTATCAGGTGGTGTCCTCCAACTTTTTCTTGGTGATGTAATGGCCGACGAAAACATCCTCCGCGTCCTCTCACAGCCGGGCATCAAGCGCGACGGCACCCGGCTGGAGGGCGACGCGTACGTCGACGGCCAGTGGGTCCGCTGGCAGCGCGGCCTGCCGCGCAAGATGGCCGGGTACCGCTCGATCAACAAGTACCTGTCGGATCTGCCGCGCTCGATCATCGAGTACACGCAGGACCAGCTGACCTACCTGCACGTCGGATCGGCCACGGCCGTCGAGCAGCTCTATATCGACGGGTCGTTCAACACGTCGGTGATCACTGATCGGACGCCCGTCGCGCTGACCGCGTCGGCGGCCAACATGTGGCAGTTCGACACGATGAAGATCAG